TAACAGGAACATAAATTTCTGCTTGTCGTTCCCCATATTCTGGATGCGATAATGCATCTGATTCGTGTGGGTATGGATTCTCTTCTGTCCCGTAGACAGCATTATAAACTTCACGTACAATTTCCAGTGCTAGTACTGGTAATGCTGTGACAATACCACCTACGCTGCCTCCGACCGTCAGTGCTGCACCAGTATAATCGCCCTGTACAGCCTGATACATTGCAATACCACCGCCTACCAACCAACTGACACCTGGCAATGATCTACCTGCCAGTGACGCTGCTTTCTTTGGCCCGATGGTTTTAATTGCTGCTTGAATAACTGCTTGTTTGCCTTTCGCAACACCTGCTTTAGCACCTGCAACGCCTGCTCTACCTGCTACGCCTGCTACTTTAGCACCTGCAACGCCTGCTCTACCTGCTACGCCTGCTACTTTAGCACCTGCTAGACCTGTTCTTCCCACTGCACCTGCTACTTCAACTATTGCTTTAGCACCTGCTAGACCTGCTCTACCTGCTGCACCTGATCTACCTGCTGATATTGCTACCTCACCTATTGCTTTAGCACCTGCTAGACCTGCTCTACCTGCTAGGCCTGCCGCTCCTTTTCCTGCTAATATTGCTACCTCACCTATTGCTTTAGCACCTGCTAGACCTGCTCTACCTACTGCTCCTTTGACACCAGATGCACCTGCTTTACCTACTGCTTCTGTTGCTGCTCCTGCTGCTCCTTTGACACCAGATGCACCTGCTTTACCTACTGCTTCTGTTGCTGCTCCTGCTGCTCCTGCTGCTCCTTTGACACCTGCTCCTGCTTTACCTACTGCTCCTGCTACTGTAGCACCTGCTTTACCTACTGCTCCTGCTACTTGGCCTGCTCTACTTGCTACTGACGCTATTTTACTTGATGCATTTTTATATGCGCCGCCGACAGCAGTTCCGGCCATCTTTGCGCCAACAACGGTTGCAGCTGCTACTGCGGCACCGCCGCCTATCTCTCCGAGAGTCCAGTCTTCATCACCAGATTCTTCGTCTAACTTTTGTGAGAACAACGAACTACCAACACCAAGTACCGCAGCGCCAATACCTGTGGCGAGGGACAGTAGCGCAGCCTTTACAAATGATTTTCCTGTCTCGACACCTGAATCAACTTTCGATTTCATGAAATCTTTTAAGGTCGATTTTTCGCCTTCAATTTCTTTTTCGTCCTGATCTCTATTATAATTTAACACCGCCCGGCGGTTATCATCATCCGCCTGGCCAACTGCGTTCTCAAATGAGGCGACTCTGCTATTCAGTATAGCTATTTGTCGATTAACTAGATTTAAGTTTTCTGACAGTGTTAGAACTGATGCGGATAGTGCTTTTATTTTATCAGAAGAAAATTCTAGAAAAGTATTCTTAGGTATGATCAACGACCCCTGCTCGGTGTCGAACATCTTTTCTATGTCATAAGGTATTTCAACATCTTGGTTTAATCTTGTTTCGATGTTGTCGTAATCATTAACAGCTATTTCAAGTGTTGGTAACTCAGGTAAATTTATCATACCTGTGTCGAGAGTGCTTGCAAAATCGAATAGAACTAAAGAAGATCCGGCAGTCGAACCTGAACCTGCCAAAGATAGTGGACTAGCTTTTTCAAACCCAGCGTCAGCACCTGAATCTTCGTCTCCTCCAAAGAGCGCAGCGCCGGCTCCGAGTACGCCTGCTCGTTTTGTCCATTTTTTCAGCGCACTTGGGCCTTTGCTGCCACCCGCCGCTTTTCCTGCGGCCTTGGTTGCTTTTGAAGATTTTGCACCAGACCTAAGGAGGCCTTTTATTAATAATCCTAATGCCATCTCAGATACCTTATCTTTGTTTTCTTTCTTCTTCTTCTTTTTTGTTTTTTTCTTCTAACATTAAAACATATATGTCGCGTTCAAACGGAATCATATTTTCAATTTCTGTCAATGAAAATTTATGATACTGAGTTATATCAAAATTGATTCTATACAAATTTTGAAGACTTATATAACTCAGCCCAATAGAAAAAAATCTTCTATCTTCCTAAAATAAACTTTCTTATCTTCTCCCTTAGCGTTCGTGTACTCAAAGATGTGTTCGATCTTAGGTACTCGTTGGAAGAAGTCTGTGATCTTTTCATATTGCGATTGATTGAGACTATTAAAAAATTCATCTTTATCTTCTTGAGATTCATCATTCCAAGGATAAGTTGTTTCCTTATCGAAGGCATAATCAATACAACTCTTAACTGTCTCTTCTGCTATATCTAAAATATCATCCATACCTGCGATTTTCTCAGAGAGATCCATAGTCGGGTACTTCATCATAATTCCGATATCATCGGTGAGTAGTATTTCTTTACTTGCGTTTTCTGGAAAGGTTACTTCAACCTCATCTAAATTGAGTTTAAAATCATATGTCGTTTCATCAGTGCTATCCGTAACAGAAAACTCAATTTCATTTCCGACAGATATCGATCGTATTTTTATGAACAAATATTCCATATCGAATACTGTGATTCGTTCTATGTTAAAATTATCACTCAATACGCAAGCAGAAATGACTTGTTTAATAGCATTGATTATGTCTACTCGTTCACCACTTTGCTTGGCAATCAGTAGAACTTTCTCTTCTTTGACCAGAAAAGGCCGGTATAAAATTCTCTCATCAGTTGACGGGAGTTTCATTTCAAAAGTTGGTACAGCAATCTTAGGTAACATAATATTCCACCTTGTTTTAGTTTAACTAATAGTATAATCTAGAAATTGATAATTGACACTTACTTTGGCAAGTTCGTCAGAACTACCCCAAGCCATCTGAACTTGATCGACAGTAGACGGATACATCGATATTAATTTAATGGTCTTGGCTATTTGACCGTCACCATCGTATATAAAAATGTCGGCATCAACCACGTAAGTGTCGAAGTATCTAGCCGTATACGCGCCGGAAGCACCTTTGAAGTCTACAATCTTATTACTCCAGTCGTTTAAAGTTTGCAGTATATCTCCATTTGTGTCAATTAGATGAGTTACTGAAATCGCCTGAGGAGTGAATGTATGAGGAATTGAATAAACTCTTCCTGTACCGTATGGTTTATATCCATCAACCGCAGCAAAAGAAACGCCAGGTAATGCAACCGCCTCCGATCTTATTCTCAGCAATTGCCCGTCACCACCAGGCGGTGTAACTAACATATCAAAGCTTGAAGCGGATAAATATCCATTGTATGCAATGGAACTTTTCATTTCCTGTATGTTAAATGCCATATTATTTTTTCCTTACTAATCGTTTTGAGTCTTTCCAAACCCGACTTTTCTTTGACTTCTTGAATCTTTCTGTTGGAAGCATAAGTGCTATATCCCATTCTTCAGCAGGAATATATAAAAATCTCGATCTGACATTATTTTCTAAATATCTTTTCACACAAGGCCTGAAATATTTAAACTTCGCGGCGTCTGCCAGTAGGGCGTAAGACATCTTTACTTTTTTGGAATCTCTTACCGCATCGTTTCTTGCAATAGTATATAGAGCGTCCATTAATCTAGCTCGGAAGACTGGACCAAGATAGTGTAGATTCAGACCAAGAAATCCATCAGAATATCTTTCCATCACAAAAATAAGAGGGAATCTATCGTAATACGGCAGTTTGTCTTTATGCTTTGGATCATAAAAGAAATGATACATTCGACCTACGTCAGTAGGTATTATTCGATTATGCAATCGTGATCGATTAGTCATTTCTTGCTGTACATTAACTCGACCAACTGTCAAAGCTTGATCTCGGAACCAGTCTCTAGATTCGATAGAACCGGATTCGACACCTGCTGCATCGCCTTCTTTGGCAATCTTTTGAAAGATATATGATGACATTACTTTTTAATTCCTAATTCATACTCGGTCATGATTGAAAATTGCCATCCTTTTTTTCTGCAATAGTCTTCTGCTGCAATCCATTTAGATTTATTTACACCCCAGGTCTGAACCTCGTATAAATACTTCTTAGTGAGTTTTCTTTGTGCCTTAGGTTCGACTGTCTGTGCTTTTGGTTTAACCTCAATCACAACAATATCTTCTTTACCTTCTCGGTTAATTTTACGAACCCAGAAGTCAGGAAAGTATCTGTGAACCTTTCCATCGATTGGTGATCGATAGGGTATAATTAATTCTTCACTTGCCCACTGTTTTACATCAGGATGCCTGTCTAAATAAGACATAAGCTTTAATTCCCATCTAGAACGATAAATAATCTTAGATGGATCGCCCTTGTATTTATTCGGGTTGTTAGGTTTAAATGTACCTTTATAGGTTTTCATACTACTATTTATAAGGAATGTAGATGTCAATATTACGAAATTCAATAGAAGTTCAGTCTCTACAGCAGGGTTCGGATAATGTTAATGTCGCAGGATCAGGCGTTACTGGTGTCAATTTATTTTCGCCAAATTCCACCAACGGATCGAGTGTCACTGCACTAAAAAACACCAATAACACTGTATCTGGATTAAATGCTATACAGTCAACCATTTCAAAAGGACTTTCAGATGCGGGATTTACTGCCGCACAAATTACTAGTTTTACTTCAGATGTTGTATCTCCTTCAGTCAATAATAAAAGTTCTTTAGCAGACAATGTAAATGTGCCGGCCGACTCTTCTGGACCAGGAGTTAGAAGTAGTAAGACTGATCCCGCCACAGAAGCAAAGAAAACCGCCGATGCACAGGGAGAAGGCTCCGGCGGGGGGATGTCGTTTCCTAATACACTACAGAGTGCGCCAGGCGCTCACACGTTTTTGAAACTTCAATTTGAACAACTCAACCGTCCATCCGCACAGGCCGCAGGATCACTTTCTCTATCCACTGAACTTTATTTTCCTTTGCCAGAAAACTTTCAGCAAGACATTAATGTAAGTTTCGACACACGGAC